ACCCCAAACGCCTTGGATGTATCTACCTATAAAATTATTAGAACTAGGCACAAAATTACTACCATATATATCGTTTGGACAAAGATCAGCGCCTGGAGCTAAAAACGATAAGTGTAAAAAATTTCTGTTAACATTATCGTGAAGTACTTGGCTATCATCTTGATTTCCATAAGTATCGTCAAAACTAAAATCAGACTTGTATAAACCTTGACCGCTTTTAGCTTCTTTTCTCCATCTCCTTACACCACTTTGACCAAAATGTTTCTTAGTCGTTTGGTTTACATAACCTTCTAAACCATTAACATTTCTACTTTTTTCAATACCACTAGGATATCTTGCAGATAAAGACTTTTTATGTAACCAACCATTTTTTATTACATTAGTGTCATCTATTGTTTGTAACTTATCACTATCTTTATGAAAATAATGGTTCGTATCACCAATTCTTTTAATTATTAAAGATTTTTCATCGTTACTAACCTCTTGACCTGGTTTTGGTAATATATTGAAAATACCTTCTTGTAAACTATTACCAACCCATCTTGGATTTTCAGGATAACTAGTATGTATACCGTTCCAAGTTTGACCAGCATTTTTAGCGTAATTGTTATCAGATATTTGGCCAGCTATCATAAACATACCATCAATAAAAAATCCTCTACCTGACATGTTAAATCCACCTGGTTGAGCAGCGCTATCCATATCAGACTTTATATTTTCCCATTGAGTTTTCATGTAAGACGTATTACCAGTTACATTTTCTTCAGTATCAGTAATAGCTGTATTACTATTCCATATACCACTAGTACTTGTTTGACCGCTAAAACTATGATCATTATAAAGTAAAAAGCTAGGTGCACTTGCTGTTTGGAAATATCTTTCAAGAGCATTTCCAGATTGATTTCCAAAAACTTCTGTTTGTTCTGTTAATCGTTGATCTGCTTTTAGTTTAACAAAAAATTTACCAGAAAAATCTTCTTCTCTTCTTAGTACTCTTTTTTCTATTTCTATTACTAAATCACTATGTAACGTATGATCACCAGCTGTAGTACGATTAGCTCTAGCTAACATAACATCATCATGACTTATTTTTTCTTCTAAGTTAAATACTATACTACTTGTACCTCTTACGTTAACTATTTTGTACCTTTTAGATCTTTGTATTTTACCATCAGATTGTTCTATAAAAAATGAAAAATATAAATTATCTTCTACAATATGATCTATATCATTATCACCAAACCTAAAATGCATACCCCTAGCACTTTCCCAACCTGACCTACTAAATGCTATTTGTTGATTACTTTCAGCACTAAACAATTTACTAGGCTTATGATTTGCAGATGTAAATAAATGAACGTTTAAATAATCACTGTAACTACCTATTTTATACGCACCTTGTTTACTTACTCTACCGTATGATATGTATTGATATTTTACAAACTCTGGAGCTTCGTTTTTAATATCTAAAACTTTAAATCTAGTTTGTTTTTCAAAAGCTAAAGACTCACCTAGTTTCTTTTTTAATATAATATAACTATCTTCACTTATTTTATTTCTATCAGAAGAAGGAAAAGAAGCATATATAAATCTTCTATCTTGTTTTTTAGAATAATCTGCAGGAACATAAACATCGTCCATTAAAAGATTATAATATTCTGCACTAGTTTCTTTTACAAAGTATTTAATATATTCAGCAAAACTTGGCACATCACTATTTAACGATACGTTTAACTGATGAGATTGAGATGAAGATACAGAACCATATTTACTTCTCCATGGTATTTTTATTGCACTTTCACTAGAACTAAACACAGGTGTTTCTCTACCATATTTATCTAAAAAGGAAATACCTAATTGATAATTTCTTTGTGATTTTACAGATGGTAAACCTTTATTAGTAAAAGAATTTGAAGTTATAGCTTGTTTATATCTGTTTCTACCAGCATAACGCTTATAGTTATATTCATTATAATTAGATCTAGGATTATAATCAGCTATTACTTTTGGTATTTTTGTTGAAGGAGTATATCCTTGTACGTAGTTACCATAAACTATTCTATTGCCAGTTATTTCTTGAGCTAAAGCATTTCTAGGAACATTATCATATCCTCTTAGTATTTGATTTTCTGGAAGAGCATGACTAATGTTTTCTGTTGTAACTGTATAATTACCTTTAAAACCACTACCATAAACACTATGAGCGCCATTGCTACCATCAGCTTTTTTAACATTATAACCTATATCAGAATAAGAATTAGAACCTATAGCATGCCACTCATTATCATCATGCGTCAAACTAGCTATAGAATATATTATTGGAGAGTTTTCTTTTTTGTAGAGTATATCAATCTGAACTACGTCCTTAGGTGTTTCAGATGATATAAAATCTGTTAACTCTATAGAATCAATAGAATTAACCATAGCTGTATTATAGCCATCTTCTTCGTTATAAAAATTTTCTTGTGTATAATCTTCTTTATATTCTGGATTAAAAACAACATCTGTAAAAGGAGCAAACGCAGAGTATTCGTTGTCAATATATTTATATCTATAAGAAAATCTAGGTAAAACTTCTTCAAACAAAGGTTTTTTGTTAGTAAGATTTTTTACACCTGTTCTACCAGCATGGGTTCCTTGTGAAACACTTGTAGTTACATTTTTTAAAGAATTATTTATTTTAAAATTAAGTTTTGTAGTAGGCGCTTTTTTAATTACAGTAATATGCTCTTCTTTAACATCATTTTCTCCTGTAAAATCATATATAGTTCTATCAGCATAAAAAACATCACCAACACGTATTGCTCTTGGATGATTTTCATTAAAACTATCATTTGAATCATAAGGATTATATCTTATAGAAATATAATTATCTGTATTGTTTTCAAGAAACCTAAAGCTAGCAGTTCTTATATATTTACCATCTCTATAATGTCTAAGCGTAACATCGTTGGAATGGGCTAACTCATTAGGATCTGTTAAGGCGTTTAAATGTTCTTTGTGTATGTAGCCATACCTATTATACGTTCCGTTTATATCACCTAATCTACGAGCACCTACAGTAGCATTACTAGATAAACCTGTATAAGCCCCGCTACTGCTACCGCTCCACTTTGCAGTATCAAAAACATAACAACCATGAAAACTACCTCTTGGAAAAACCAACTGCGTATGTCTCCATTTATAATCATTATCTTGTACTGTACCAGCCTTACAGTTAGTTATGTTTATTTTTTTAGGCTCACCAACTCCATCTGTCCAAAATAACAAATCATCTATTACGTTTATACCAGTAATAATTCTTTCAGGAAACTTTAATACAGCGTCAGCTGTACCTATTTTAGTATCTATAAAAACTGGAGTTATATATGCGTTATTTTCACCATCTGCAGGTGTGTATTCTATTATTGCTTCAAAGTTATCTTCTAACGGATTAAATTCTTTTTTAATAAACCAATAAAGCTTATTAGTTCTTTCATTTGCTATAGCACCAACACACTTGCAATTATCAGGTATAACACTAGTATCTCCACTTAGAGTAGCGTATTGTTTTATATTACCTAATATATTTTGCACTGTCCCTACATCAGATCCTTCTGAAGTAGAGATTTGTATATTCATAGCGTCTCTATATTCTCCGTTTGGAATAAGCCTTTCGTCAAGGTCTTTGTTCATTCGACCTTTTAAAAAAGTATTCTTAATTTCTGGCATATACTAGTGTTTTATGTGTTTAGATTTACCTCTAAGTATTTGAGTTAATTCTTCTAATTTAAAGTTTGATAATCTAAGTTTTGCTTGTCTAATAGCTGCAAATTTTTCTTTTTTAAGTCTAGGTACTATTTGTTGTGTGTATGCTAAACCAGAAGCAATACCGTGTAAAATATATCTATACATCGCTTCTTCTGCAAACTTATGTACTACTTGCTCTGTATACGTACCAAGACTATCACTTATATAATCTAATATCACAGTTTTTCCTGAAATATTAGAGCTAAAATGTATAAATCCTTTTAATTCATCTATATAAAAACTACCGTTTACTTGTGCGTGTGAAGGTTCTAGTCCGTATCTTTCACCTTCATTAGGCCAATATATTTCGTCTTCATAATCATCGTTATTGTTTTCAGCTGGTGTTTGCGACTTATAATTACTCCAAGCCGTAGATTCACTTTTTTCTTGCAAACCAGGTGTAGGTAAATCTGCAGACAAAGTAACATTGTCAACAGAGTTTGTTGCTAACGTTGAAAGTGTAGACAAAGTTGTAAATTCTTGTATACGGCTTATTATTAAAGTGTATATATATTTTTTACCACCACTATCTAAAGGAATATCTTTTAAGTCTATATTTTCTAAACTTTGCGTTGATGTTGTGCCATCTATAAAATCAATATAACTTAAATTACCATTGTTGTCAAGTAAATTAAATATAGTAGGATCAGATAAAGCAGCTTTATAATAACCATTTTCAGAATAAGTTAAATCTGGATTTGTTACATTAGCATTAAAACTTGTTCCTGCAACATTTGTTCCAGCAGGTTCAACAGTAGTAACACCTATTCTAACAGATCCTGCACCATGAACACCTGTAGAAGCAGCAGCAGAAGTTGCTGTTGCAGATATAGATATTTCATCAAGACCTGTTACATCAACTTTTTGATGCACTAGATAAACTCTACTAGAAATACTTCCTTGGTAAGGTCTTCCTACTTGAGCCGCGAATTGTTTAGAGCCATGTGTAAACGCAAGAGTATTATTTGTTATACTTATATCATCACCATCTGGAGTGTTTCGAGGACCAATCCTAACCCACTGCTCTAAAGAATCAACAGCAGATCTTAACACGTCTGTTTCTTCAAAATTATAATTAGTTAAAAGTCTATTAGACAAAACAGTAAAATCATAACTACCATCATTTTCTTGAAGTATTGCAAATGGATTTGAAGTATCTTTTGTAGGATATAACCTATGTTTTATACCAGCACTATCTACACGTGATATTTTAGTATAATTAACATAATCATGAGGTAAAGGCATTTTTAAATCTGCAGGTAATAATATTTCTTGAGACTTTATAGATTTAAAAGTATCAAAACTTAATTCAGCTAAACCTCTTTGCGCATAAAACGCAACGTCTGTACGACTACATTTACGTATTATTTTTTCATCTCCGACATAAACAACTAAAAATTGATTTATTATATCGTCTAAATTAACAAACTGATATTTACCTTTATTAGAGCCTTCATAATATTCTCTTGGAAGTTGACTTTGTAAAACCATCTATTATTGTTTTTCTTGTTGTATTTTATTAACTTCTTTTTGTGCTGCTACTTGAACAACATTATAATCTTTTATACCAATACCAGCTAGTTGTAATATTTTAAAAACTAAAGTTGTTTCTTCTGAAGCGTGTAGCTGAAAGTTTTGATGGTCTGATGCACCTGGATTGTACAAAGGTTTTGAATTAACAACAACATATGTCCAAGCTACTTTTTTAGGTTTAGATATATAACTCATTTGATAATCAATATTTATTATATCTGGTACAACATAAATTACGTTTGATCTAACGTAGTATATAGGTCTAGTCTCGCTAGGTTTCGTAAGAGGAGTGTTAGATATTCTAGTATATTCCATATAGCTAACTTCTTCAACAACTATATTATTAAGAAAATGTGAAGAGTACTGAGGCGAAGGAGCAGAGGTAATACTGCCTATAGCATAAAAATTAGGATTACCGAAATCATCTGTTATTTCATCTAAATTAAAATAATTTGTAATGCCTAAATTTTTTGTAAAAGGATATATTTTTTCACTATTATAATCTTCTTTATCGTTCATATATTGCTCAAAAATTTCCATTTGTGCTTGATTAGCATATAAGTTAAATTCTTGAGGTGTTATATAACCTCTTTGTTCTTTGTTAGCTGTTGCTAAAACTCTTTGATATACAGTATCTACACTTATCATATTTTTTTGTTTTGTATTGCGATCGCCCCGAAGAGCGACCGCTCTACAGTTTGATTATTTTAATCGTTTTTCTATATTTGTATATATTTCCATACCTTCATCAGTTTTAAACCAAGCGGCTAAAGCTGTATATGGGTGTTCTTCAAATGGAACTGTAAATAATTTTCTATCAGTCGAAGCCCATAAAAAATCTCTTTGGTTGTGTAGCTTTAATATACCTGCTTCTACAGCTCTAATACCAAAGTTTCTTAACATTACGTTTTCATCAGAAGCTAATTCTAAGAACAAAACTGGATTTGATTTAGCAAATATTAGTAAATCTCTTTTAAGCTCTTTAGAACTCATCTTAGACACTTCAGAACCTTTCTCTACACGCATAATAGCTTCTGCCATATCAATATCCATTTCTCTAGCAGCCATAAGAGCGTCAACTTCTAATTCTAAAATATCTACCTCGTACTCAGCTACTTCTTCAGGTTTATGTTCTATAAACAAACTACCATTGTGTGGGTGATACAAAGACAATAACTTTTGTAAAACTGTTTTATTTTTAGGAACAAATAACTGACCATTTTGAAATATAATATGCTCTAGTCTTTGTTCACCTTTCATTTCATCTACAAATGGAGTTCTTTGATTAGATGTATATTTTAATTCTCTTTCGTAACCTTTTTCCTCGTCAAACCAAAATATATTACTACCTCTTATTAAATAGGTTAAAGGAGCTTTATTTTTGGTAAGATAATACATCCTATCTTTTATTTCCCACTTAGGTTTTTTGTTTTCTATTTTTTTAGGTTTTGGTGTTTCAACAACAGGTACCTCTACCTCTTTTTTTGTTTCTTGTTTTTTTGCCATAATATAATATATAATAAAATTAATAAAATAAAAGTCCGAGGCCGAAGCCCCGGTCTTTTAAAAAAATCTAGTTCATCAACATGAAGTTATTAGCTCCTTGTGTAATTAAACATCTTTCAGATAAATAATGAACTTCCATCACGTCTTTACCAGAAGTAGCAGCACCAACAGAACCAGTAATCCAAGTTTTTAATCTTCGATCATCAGTCTGTGAAGCTCTATACCTAGTGTGTAAGAAAGGACGTTTCATATTTCTACCTAATTGCTCATCATAAACTGAAGAAACACCAGCCGGTATAACAACACCTCTAATGTTATTTACAGTATCATTTAAAGCACCTCTTGTACCTTTATCATTAAGGTATTTAAAGTCAGACTTGTAGAAGTCATAAGAACCTCTTCTAAATCCAGAGAAACCTAAGTTAAGCGCCATGTCTTCAGAGTTGTTAAATACTCCATAAGATGTACCACCAGCTCCGTAAGAGTTCATTGAAGCTAACATGTCATCAATAGCTAAACTAGTTGATCTATCAACAAAAAGCATGTTTTCTTCAATTGCACCATTTTGGTCGAATACAGCTAATATAGCGTCAAACTCAGCTAAATCAGTTGCAGCGTTAACACCAGTAACACCAGAAGTTTGATGACCTCTTGTAGTAATAGCTTGGAATAAACCTTGCGTACCATCTTGTAGAGCACCTCCGTCAGTACCACCAATTGCACCAGCACCAGCTACTGCAGTCTCAGCTTCTAACATAGTCATTTCTAAATAGTCAGTAAAACGAGCTCTAGTATCACCTTCAGCTTTTAAGTACCATAAGTAACCGTTTTGACCTTCTTCTCCAGAAACTTCAATCCATCCAATTTGCGTAGTATCAGATCCAGACACTTCGTAGTAGTCCTTCATGATAATATGCTTGTTAGAGTGAGATTTAAACTTAGGAGAGTTAGCAGCAGATCTACCATCAGTTCCTTTTTCAAATTCAGAACCAATAACTAATACTCTTACTAATTCAGAAGTAGTAGCAGTAGAACCTAAAGCAGTAGCCATATTAGCAGCACCATAAGATAATACTGTAAACTCAGCACCGTTATCACCATCAGGATCAACAGCTGAAACATAGCCTTTAGCTGTAGCATCAGCAACAGACATAATTACCATATCACCAACTCTTAAACCTGGAGTAGTACCAACATCGTTTCCATCAATATCATTTTCAATTTCATACTTGTTGTTACCAGATACGTACTTAGCTGTATAAGCTAAATGTAATCTACCTTGCTCTGACCATATAACTCTATCAGAAGTAGAAGCTTCTTCAGCTCCAACTTGAGCTAAGAAACCTGCGATTGTTCTCTTACCATAAACCTCAGCTTCTTTTTCCATAAGATCTGGTAAGTATTGTTGCGCCCATCCTTCAGTAGCACTTGAAGTAAAGTCTACATAGTTGGACGACAACGTTTGTTTTCTAGGAGCAGCATCTATACCGCTCGCACTTGTTATTGCCATAATTAATAATTTTTAAAATTTATTTACTGTTTTTAATTTTAAACTTCAAACCAGAAACATCATCGCCTAAAACCTTTAATTTTAAACCACCAGCTTCAATAGTGCCATGGTTTTGTCTTGGTTTCATATCAACATTTTTAGATTTAGCAACGCTTGTTTTCATAGCATCAGCTTTACCTTGTTCGTAAAAATGTTTTGCAACAGCATCGGCATTCATTGCTGTAAATAAAGATTTATGATAACCCTTAGCATCTGATAATGTAGAATTTTTATCTAAAAACTTTTTAGTAAAATTATTTATATCACTTTGAGTTGCTTTAATCTCTTCAGCATTGTTTACGTTAAACCTATATTTTTTATCACCGACATTATATTCAAAACCTTTGAACTTATCGTTAAAAACCTCATTAGTTTTTTGTGTAAAAATATCAGAGTTCTTTTTAACTGCTTTTTGATTTGCTTCTGACTCTTTGTTGTATCTATTAAAGAAATTTACGGCTTTTTGTTGTTCAGGCGTAAGCTTTGAACCAGCTTTAATTTCTTTATAGTATTTGGACTTTTGCCCGTCCAGGTGGCTTCTAGCGCTGGCAACTTGCTCTTTAAACGCTAGTTTTTTTCTTTTTATTTCCCTGTCAGTATCTTCTTCTTCATCTACTTTAAAAGTATCTTCCATTAAGAAATTTATTTCTTCATTAGTTAAATGCGGTTTTGTTTGTTTGTAATATTCAAATATAACATCATCATCATTTAACTTACTATAATCTTGATTAAGTTTTACATAATCGTTTATATCACCACCAGTATCTTCCATAAAGTCTACTAACTTTTGTATGTTTTCTGGTAGTGGTTTACCTGTAGCCTCTGCTTCAGCAACAGCTTCTTCAACTTTTTCTTCTACTTCTTCTACTTCTTCTTTAGTTGAATCTTCAGTTATTTCTTCTAATATTGCTGTTTCTTCTTGTGCTTCAGCTTCCGGCTGTACTTCTTTTTGTTCTTGTGTGGACTCGGCATTTTCAGACTCTGCAGCCACTCCGCTGTCGTCAGCGTTATTTTCTTTAGTTTCATTTTCAATTGGTTTGTTTAAATCAATAACATAATCGCCATCTTCATTAACTTTTGGTTTTTTAGTTTCTTCAACTTTATCAGTTGTTTCTTGTGTAGTTTCTTCAACTACGTTTTCTTTATTTTCTTCCATAATATAATATAATAATAATTAATAAATTTACTTAGGATCAAACATACCTAAGTCAAAGCCACTACCTAGTATATCATTACCTGAAGATTCAAAGTTTTTAGGTGGTTTACCTGTTTTTCTTTGCTCTATCATTTCACTTTGTTGTGTGGCTTGTATTTTTGTTCTTTCGTCTTTACGATCTTCTTTTTCTTTTTCTCTTTGTTTTAAACCTTCCGATTCAACGCCTCTGAGCTGCATGTTGTATTGAAACTCTAAAGCCATTAACTCTTTTTTAATATTTGCTTCTGCTTGTAATTTTTGAATATCAATACCAGCTTTAGCTTGTTCTAGTTGAGCTTGACTTTGTGTCATGGCTTGATTTTTTTGTAATTCAACTTGAGCAGCTGCTTGAGCGGCTTGTGTATTAGACTGTGTTTGTGCTTGTATATTTTCTAACTGCATTTGTCTATCACGCTCTTGTTTTTTCTTTCTTCTTATTTTTAACAGCTGATTAGCTAGTTTAATATTTTTTATTTCTCTAAGATCAATAGCATCTTCTAGCTCTATACTTTGTTGCTGTAAAGCCATTTGTATATTATTTTCAAGTCTAGCTTTTTCTTCTTCATCTGGTTGTAAATGAATAAATATACCAAAATCATATAAATGTAATTTTTTCATTTCGTCTAATGTAGCAACGTTATGTGCACCTATAGCATGTATAAACGCATCTGCCGTTGGAGAATATTCTAATATATCAGATATTCTAAGTGACAAACACTCTGCAGTGTGTGCTGTTAAAAATAAACCAGCTTGTAATATATGTCTTGTAGCTGTATTTGAATTTGCTGCTGCTATTTTTTGTATACCTACTAACGCGTTTTTGTCCGGCATACTACCATCTCTAGCTTCATTGAGCCCTGTAGTATCTCTAATCATTTGTAGATAATAGTTGTAGTTTGCTATCAATGCTTGCATTTTAGCAGCGCCATTACTAGATCTTATTTCTTGAACAGGAACTTTACCAGGATTTATATCGCCTTCACTCGTAAACGATCTACCAATAACACTACCTGTTTGGAAGAACATATTTAAAGCTTCTTGTGGATTATAATTTGTACCGTTACCTAAATCTATTTCAGCTAAACCATCTGCGTCTAAATAAACACCATCAGGTATCATACGTGACATTACTTGTTGTAATTTTAAATGTGTTAACTGTATCATATCAGCAAAACCAGTTATACGCTTTACTAAACTTTCTATTTTACCATCATACATACGCGGTGCTACTATAGCGTAATTCATTTTAACTTTAGTATAATCACTTTTAGGACGCATCATGTTTTTTGACATTTCCCATTTAAGTAATTTGTTAGTTCCTAAAATTAAAGCACCTTCATACAAAACTTCTATAGATCTTAATAGTCTTGAATAACCAACTTGTTTGTCTTCTGGTGGATTAAATTCATCTGTTTTACTTATAACTTTATCTGCACCAGTACCAGTTTCTTTTATTTTATAAACTTCATTCATATAAGTTTTATAATTAAAATATAAAACTTGTACTTTGTTGTTATCTTCTTTGTCTGAATTATATCTACTCTTATTACTATTTCTAAGATAAGATTTATTACTCATTATTTCTTCAAGATCAACCTCTGTTAAATGCGGAAATTGTTTTGCTAATTCGTTAACAGGTATATTTTTTACTTCACCAACGTAGTATATATCATCAAAATAAGGAGAGTCTGTGTAAGAATATACAAGATTTGCTGGATCAACATAATTTATAGTAACACCTTCAGATGTTGTAAAATCAGTCTTAACAGCGCCAATACCTAATACTGTTAAATCATAATAAAAACGTTTTTTAATTAACTCGTATTTATTACCCTCAAACAAAACATTTAAAGCTTGCTCTTGAGCTAGCTCAACAGCTTGCTTGTAGTTTAGTTGCATATGTATGCCTAACTCTTCTTCTGATCCAGGTAAATTCTGCTCTTCACTTTCTCTTATATTAACACCAAATCTAGAACTTACTTCATTATTAAACTCTTGCATTTGCATATCGTTAAGTATACGCTCCATATATTGTGTTCTTTTTTCAACACCATATGGATCTTGAGAAAATGCTTTTATATCGTAAGTTCTTTCAGCTATACCATTAACAACTATATCTACAAATTTAGGTATAATAGGTACGGGTGTCCAGTCTAAATTTAAATAAGATAAGTCACCGTTTATAGATAACTCATCTTTATATTTTTGTATTGCTTGCTCACCTCTAGCATATAATCTTAAATTATGAAAATTATTATAATTGTTTCTATATCTACTATTAGTTCTATAATCGTTAAACCATTCGGTTTCTATAGCTTTAGCAACTTTTAAACCATAGTCATAGCTTAACTTTTCAGCATCACTTACAGTTTGACTAGGAAAATAACCTTTACTAGAATATCCCATACTTACTTTATTATTTGTGAATTTGTTCCATTATTATTATATCTGGAAATATTTATATTTAACTTTGGTTTTTCAACCTTAGCGTTTGGCCTATACAAATGTCTATTGCAAGCCATTATAGCTAAACCGCTACTTATTGTAGCATCAAACTTTGTTCTTTTGTTTATATCAAATTTAGCCCAGTCGTTTAATAATTTATTAAAATATAAATTACCAAAGCTACCATCTTGTTTTACACCTACATGGTCTTGTATGTACATTTCAATAGCTGCAGCATGGGCTTGTTTTATATCTTCACTAGAGTTTGGTATACCACCTACTTCTTTTTCAGTAACAGATAATTTATTCCAAACTTTATCCGGCCTGTTCATACTAAAACCTCTATAACCTCTACGTCTTAAATAGTATAACAACCTAGGTTTATTATTCTCTGCTAATATTGGCATGCCATAAAAAACTAATGCCATTAGTACGTCTTCAAAAAATATCTCAGCCGTAGGTGGTCTTGATAAGTATTCTAAAAAGAAGCTATTAGCTGGAGCGTCCTCCATACTGAACTTAGTAAGTCCGTGAAGCGCTCCTTTTGAACCTTCACCATCTACGGTCCCGGATATATCATATGAGTCACAACCAAAAGCACCCATATGCTCATTACCAGGATATCTCACGCCATTTTTAAGTACCACTCTATTTTGTAGTTGTTGTTTAGGAAACCAACTAACCTTAAATCTACCTTTTGGATCTGGATAAAATATTACTTGAGTATCTTTTTTACCATTAATCCACTGAAAGTTACCTTGTGTAACACCAAGAGATCTGCCTAGCTCTTCGTTATAATCTATTTGCTCGTATATTTTTACTAAATTAAATATACTATTTTTTGTTTCATCTCTAAATGCATGCTCTTCGGTACGTGGAAACTGACGGTAAAATTCATTTAAAGCATCTTGATCATCTTTTAAACCATCAGCTTCGTTTTGCCAATTGTCAATTACACCTATATCTATTAGTTCACCGTCTGGGGCGAAGACATCTGTGTCAGGTGTAATAAATACTGGAACTCCGTACTCATCAATAAATCCTTCGTAGTTCCATTCCATTGGGATAAACAAAGAGTATAAACCAGACTTTGTCTGGCCATTTCTATTTCGTTTAGTGACATCTGAGTTGTTATATAGTTTTTTAAAATTGTCTCCACCTTTATCTAATGCGTTTGAAGTCGAGCCCATCATACATTTACCAACTATTCTACTACCTAGTCGTAAACACGTTTTAGTTACTCGCCAATTGTTTAATATGTTATCAGGTCTTTCCCACTTACCGCTTTCATCGTGTACTAATAAGTTTAGTTTTTCACCGTCATAACTATTATCACCTGTGTTCTTCCAGTCAATAGTTGTATCTAAACCTTCTAAGTGTTCAACTTGTTCGTTAGCTGTTATCTTTTTTCTTGTAAACTTACTAGCTGGTACTCTATAAGCAAGCTCTGATTTTGGCCTGTCCATACCGTCTTGTATTGGTTTAAAGAAAAACGGGTAGTTAATACTAATAGGTACTACTTTGTCTGTAAACATTTTTTTAGCATCAGCACCTGTTTTAGATAATATCCCAAATCTACTATCACTTGCTAATGTAGCTAAATTAACTGTTTCAGCTGAAGACATAAAAGAAAAACCACTACGACGATTTTTAAGATAGCACATACCATAACATCGTTTATCTGCTTTACAAGCTTCCCAGAATATATAGAATAATCTATTGGCTTCTCTAAAGTCTGGTGCACCTACGTCTATTTTACTCCATTGTAAATACATATAGTGCGTACCTGTTATGTATGTTGGTTTACTGTTGTTTATAAACCAAAAGCCTTCTTCTCTACGTTTAAACTCTTCGTCTATATAATCAAACCATTTATCTTTTTGTTCTTCTGGATATGCTCTCCAGTCAAATATATTTTTAAGTCTTGATAATTCTTTTGGCTGTTCTTGTTTTACCCACTTATTTAGTTTGTGTGCTCGCAGTTGCACTGGTCGTTTTGGCAACGCAATGCGCAAATTTTGTATCTCAAGTATTTCACCAATTTGTCCAGTTTTTGATATAACGATAATATCGTGTTCTTTATTATATCCATATTTCCATTTTTTAGATTTATTAAGTCTACTAATTGT